GCGGCGTTGAGATGGTCATAGACCGCCCCAGCGGCATGGCCAGCCCAACCCATCCCCAACTCTTTTAAACCCTGATCACCATGACAACCAACCCCACACCCACCCTGGCCGACACCTTGGCCGCCGTGCCCACCGTCAGCCAAGCCATAACCGACTACGTCAACAAGGCAGGCGGATGCAGCTGGTTTGAACTCTTTGGCATCTTTGGCCATGAAGACGACACCGAAGGCCACCGCAAAGAATTCAGCCTCATCCTGTCCCACCTGGTGCAGCGTGGCCGCATCCGTAGCCGCCACCGGCGCGGCGCGGGCAGCCATCTTGCCGACCGTTACTACACCCGCCCAGAGGACCCAGCCGCCATCGCCACAACCCCGCCCCCGCAATACAACGCCATGACCGCCCCGGTCTACGCCCCCACAGCCTGCAGCGCGCTGCGCCCCGGCGCCCTTGACTACCAGCGTTATGCCACCCGTGGCGTGCACTGCTGAACCCTGTTTTTTTAACCCCACCCAAAGGAACCAAACCACCATGGCCACCAAAGTAAAAGCCCGCGCCGCCGCCGTTGCCGTACCGCAAAACAAAACCGACTGCGCCGCCTACATCAAAAACCTGGGCGACGTGCAGCGCGACTTTGAGCGCCAACGCGCTGAAATGAACGACGCCATTGCCAACATCACCAAACAACACCAGCCCGCGCTGGAAGCGTTAACCCTGCGCCTGCAAAACCTGCAAGAAGGCATTCAAACCTGGTGCGAAGCCAACCGCGCCACCCTGTGTGAGGGCAGCAGCAAAACCGCTAACCTCATCACCGGCGAGGTGAGCTGGCGCCAGCGCCCCCCCAGCGTGGCCGTGCGCGGGGCCAACACAGTGATCGAGACCCTGCAACGCATGGGCCTGGGCCGCTTTGTGCGCACCAAGGAAGAAATCAACAAAGAAGCCATGCTCAATGAGCCCGATGCGGTGCGCGGCATAGCAGGCGTGACCATCGTCAGCGGCGTGGAAGACTTTGCCATTGCACCGTTTGCGGTGGAGATCGAAGCCGCGTAACCCAACCCCCACCGGCCCGCGTGCCGGTGGCTTTGGCCAGCACTGCTTCAAACCTGATGCAGTGCTGGCCAAAGCCAGAGCCACAAACCCATGCAACTACAAGCCAAAAAACCGCGTCACATAAGCCTTGCCCACCTCAGTGGTCACGCCCAAAAGCCAGCCACTGCCAAAGCTGCACAGGCCAATGGCTGCCTGCACCAACCGGTAGCGCCAGCCCTGGCGGAGAATCTGCTCGGCCAGATCGTCGGCCAGCAAACGGCCCTTGAGCGTGGGCGCAAACCCCAGCAGGTTCATCACCTGGCCATGGTCCTGGCGGCCTTGGCTGAGCAAATACTTGCCACTGGCATGCTCAGAGTCAATCAGCTCCTTTGCCGCCCACCAATCCTGCGGCTGCGGGGCACCCCCCAACAACACACGGAGGTAAACCGCCTTGAAACGCATTGAATGGTTACTTGGAAAGCTATGGGTCGTGGTGCTCATCATCCTGTTCGCCGTGGGGGCCACCCTGGGGCGTGTCTGGGCAGACCTGGTATTGGTTCCATGGCTGTGAAAAACAGGCCAGCCATGGCGCGCCACAACACACACTATAGCGTTTGCGTTCTGGTTCGGGTATCATTCGCCTACACCCCAGCCATCGTGCTGGGGCCAGCCCCTGCAAAAAACAGGGGCCGGGTTTGGCGACCTGACGAAGATAGCGGCACAGAGCCGCAACACCGCACAGTCTTGCGGCTTTTACATTGGTGCCCCAGTTTTGGTGGCTCGAATGGGAGGCCGCAAGGCCTGCCGGTCAACCAGCTCCGCTGTCTTCCCGGTTCGCCAACCCGTTCGAGCTGCCTCCCCATTTGGCGATGGTGAGGCAGTTGTTTTTGAAGACAACTGGAGCAGTCAATCATGACCCAATCAATCGTTATCTCTCACACCACCATCGGCCAAGATGCGCAAGGGCGCTATTGCCTCAACCACCTCCACCGGGCAGCGGGTGGCAACAAGCGTCATCAACCCTCCAACTGGCTGCGCACCGACATAGCGCGTGCGTTGGTTGCAGAGCTTGAAAAAGAGCGTACTGTTGCCTGTGAAGATTTAAGCTCCTCAGAAATGAGGAGCATAAATCCGCTAAACCAGGTGATCGGTCGGGGCAAAGAACAAGGCACTTTCGCCGTCAAAGAACTGGTTTACGCCTACGCCATGTGGATCAGCCCCAAGTTCCACCTGCACGTGATCCGCGCCTTTGACGGCCAAGCGCCCCAACTGGCCGCGCCAGAGCTTGACCACAACGCCCTGATCGTCAAAATGTGGGCGCAAGTGGACACCCTGCATGCCCAGATCACCGAGCGCGACGCGCAAATCACCCGCCTGCTGGCCGAGCAACAGCAAACCCTGCTGGCCCAAAGCTACCAAATCAACCACCTGCAAGGCCAGCTCATTGGCTCTAAAGACAAACAAATCGACCTCATGGCCAGCGTGCAGCGCCTCAAAACCATGCGCGAAAAGCGCGACGCCCATGACACGGCTGTGCGCATGGCCCGCGAAGGCAAAGGCAACATCGAGATTGCCGCCGCCATCAACCGCACCCCAAACCACGTGCGCCAAATCCTGTTCCAGGCCCGTGCGGCTGGCGTGCTGCCCCCGTTGCCCGCCGCGCCCATGGTGGCCAGCCCGCAGGCCACCCTGTTCACGGAGGCCGCATGAACGTCACCGCCTTAAAAACCCACAAAACCGTGGGTTCAACCCAGCCAACGGTGTGTTCTGTGCCCCAGCCCACCCCGGCGCAAGCCTTAAACACCCTGTGGCTGCGCCTGGACCAGGCCCGCGCCGTGGCGCTGTGCATCCCCGACAAGTGCGAAACCGCCTGGGACGCCGAAGGCGCGCAAGCCGCCCTGGCGCAAGTGCTGGCCTTGTCCGGTGCCGTGGCCCAGCTGCTAGGCCAGGCGCTGGCGGATACGGCTCAGCTGGAGGGCTTGGTGCATTGACCAATTTACACTAGGTGTAAAGATGTAAAACCCGCCAGCGCTGCAAAGCCTGGCGGGTTTTTTCATGGTCACCCCGAAGCCGTGCGCCGTTACGACCTCGCGCGCGCGCGGAAAAAATCAGGGGCATGAACCAACCCAAACCCCACCAAACTGTTGGGGACAGAGCTAAAGGTCTGTCCCGCAAAGTCACTCAAAGCGCCCCCCGCTTGTCGGGCTGGCTTCTTATCACCCTGGCGCTGCTGTTTTGCGTGTGGCTGGTGGCGCCGCAGCAACTGCCTGTGAGCCTGTACAAGCTTAGCCTGGTCAGCCTGGCCGCTGTGGTGGGCTACTGGCTTGACCGCAGCCTGTTTCCCTATGCCCGGCCTGATGCGTTTTTGGCGTTGGACGGCGACCCTGAAGAGCTTGAGGAAAGCTTTGGCCCCGAAGGATTGAGCATCCAGCTCGCCGTCCAGCCCGATGCCGTGCTGCTGCAAGTGCTGGGTGCGGCTATGCTCCGGCGCGCCATCATTGTGGGCTGCGCCATGTTGGCCATGGGCCTGGGGGCGTAAGCCATGGGACAACACCTGCACGCTGTGTTAGAGCGCAGTGCCGCGCGCCGGTTGCGGCGTATGGCCGTGTGGGGCACCCTGTGGATCGTGCTGGTGTTTGCCATGCTGGGCATGGCCATTGCCATCACCTGGGTCAACCCGGCGCAGGCTCAAGCGCTTGGCAACCCGCCACCCGCCGCCCGCCGCTACCGCGCCGAGCTCACCCGCGCTGCCCATAGCCAGTGGGGCTTGAATGCACCCATTGCCAGCTTTGCCGCCCAAGTGCACACTGAGAGCGCTTGGAAACCGCAGGCCGTGAGCCGTGTGGGTGCGGCTGGCCTGGCGCAGTTCATGCCTGCTACGGCTCAATGGTGGTGCCAGATCAACGGGCTTGGGGTCACTGACTGCCAGCCCGCCAACCCCACTTGGGCCTTGCGCTCGCTGGTGGGGTACGACCGTTATCTGTACGCTCGTACACCAGAGCGCTTTAACACCCGCGACCGCTTTTGGGTGGCCCTGCGTGGCTACAACGGCGGCCTGGGTCACTGGCAGGCTGAGGCCCGTGCCACCGGCCTGCCCAGCCCCACCCGCGAACAGGTAGACGCCGCCTGTGGCCGCGCCCGCCGCGCCGGTGTGCATTGCCCGGAAAACCTCGGTTACCCCAAACGCATCATGAAGCTGCAGGCGCTTTACGCCGCGTGGGGGGCAGGGGTATGAGCGGCGCAAGCATAGGCTGGGTCGAGTTTTTGTTAGCCGTGGCCATTGGCGCGGGGGGTGGTTGGGTACTGGGCCGCATGCCGCTACACACTGAGCTGGCCCAACTCACCGCCACCCACGCCACCGAGCGTGCCGCAGCCGCCAGCGCCGCAGCACAAGCCATGCTTGAGGCGCAAACCCGTGGTGACCTGCTTAGCGCCGGGCTGTTACAGCAGCAAACCTACATTGACCGCCTGAAACAGGAGAAAACCCATGCCATCGTGCAAGCCACCACTGGCAGCGCTTGCCTGCGCGAGCCTGCTTTGCGCCTGCTCAACAGCGCCCCCGGCCTCTCTGTTGCTGGTTTGCCCCAAACCCCCAGCGGCCCTGCTGCAGCGGGTAGGGCCACTGCCAGCGATACCGACCTCACCAGCTGGGCCATTGACGCCGGCGCCGCCTATGAAACCTGCCGCGCCCGGCTTGACGCGCTGATTGACTTCATCACCCGCCCAGCCATTCACGCCACCGCACCCACCGCCGCGCCATGAACTTTACTGAACTCACCCCTTACATCATCACCGCCAACTTTGTCTTGACGTGGGGCATAGGCTTTTACGTGCACCTGGTCAACAAAAACAAGGCCACCACCGACAAGATGGAGCACCTTGACACCAAAGCCAGCGCCAACTTTGCCAACCATGCCGACCGCTTGAGCCGCATAGAAGCCACGCTCAAAGTGGTGCCCACCCATGACGACCTGGGCAAGCTCTACCGCGAGTTGAATGAGACCACCCAGCAGGTGAGCCGCCTGAGTGGCGAAATCAGCCAGATGAACGACAACCTGCGCATGCTTTTGCACCACATGGGTGAGCGCAAAGCCAGCCGCTAAGCCGCCACCGGCTCAGGTCCCTTCGCATAAAAATAGAAAAATACTATCAAAAATGTATGGCACGTTTAATGCAACCCGCAATTTACATGCCTGATAGAAAACACCTATAAAACCAACACCGAACCACCATGCACACCCCCGTCATCACCCCCGCCCACCGCCGCCACAGCCTGCTCTTGAGCCTGTTTCAGGCCGACAACAGCGCCGCCCGTACCTCAGAGCTGGTGCGCGACATGGAGTACACCCACAACCTGGCCGTCAGCTCTGACCTGGTGCGCGCCGACCTGATGTGGCTGGCCGAGGTAGGCCTGATCCGCTTCAAAGACGACAACGCCCAACTCATAGAGCGCGGGCGTGATGTGGTCATGCGCCGCGCACCTTTCCCAGGCTAAGCCCCATGGCCCACCCCAAAGAAACCCAACTCGCCCTGCGCGCCGCCTTCTTAAGTGGCAGCCCGCTGGAGCTGGCCGCCGTGCAGTGCGGCATAGGCAGCGCTACCGCCCGCCGCTGGAAAGCCGACGCCCTGGCCCAGGGGGACGACTGGGACAAGTTCCAAAAGGCCAGCCTGATTGTGGCCGGGGGTGGCTTTGACGCCGCCATGGGCCGCGTGGCCGCTGCCGTCATCTTGCGCGCCGAGGCCATCATGGAGCAGCTCGGTGCTGATGATGAGGTGGATGCGGTGAGTGCCGCCAAAGCCATTGCCAGCCTGGCCGATTCTTTAGGCAAAGCCAAGGCCGCCATGCGCGCCATCAGCCCCGACCTTGACCAACTGGCCATAGAAACCGGTGCCGTCAAAGCCTTTGCCGAGCTGCTCATGCGCCTGAACCCCAGCGCCGGTGAAGCCGCCCTGGCCGCGCTGGAAGCCTACTCGCGCGGCGAGCGTTAAGCCGTCTTTTTACAGGAGCGCAATAAATGCCACCCACAACACCAAAGACCCCAGCAGCGCCGCATAACAGAGCCATTCGCTGGCACGCCAAAGCGCGTGCGGTTTGGCGACGACTGGGCCGCTGGGTGCGTGTGCATCTGGTGCATTCAGAATGCTGGCTATACGTTCCTTGTATGCCAGGGCCAGCCCACGCAGGCTGGCTACTTCACCGTACAGAGCGGCTGCGCCGCATAGGATACCTGCCGCATTTAGTCCTAGAGCCAGCTTCAGCACCCACAGCTGCGTCGGTGGCCATGCTTTGCCTGTTAGCTGCCCCGCCATCAGCGAGAAAAACCCCGCTGCCAGCAACACCAGCCAGCGCAGCCAGGCATACAGCGCGCTGTTGCGCCTGTCACCCAACGCAGTCAATGCTCTTAGTTCAGATTGAATCTGCTGTGTGTGCGTCATAAGCCCACCCCAAAAAGTTAAGCCCGATTTTCTTATGAACCGTAACCCATGGCCACCGCACGCCCCCAGCTAACCCCCAAAGCCGCCGCCGCCGACCTGGCCGCGTTTGCCGCGCAGCTGCGCCAGCGCATAGAGGCGCAGGTCAGCGGCTTCGACCCCGACCCGCAGGCCTGTGTGGCGCGGCGCAAACAGGCGCAGGCCGACTTTGGCTACTTCACGCTCACCTATTTCCCGCACTACATCCGCAGCCCGCACCGCTCCAAGCTGCACGACTACCTGTTTGTGCGCCTGGTGGACATTGCCAACAGCCCCAAGAGCGAGACCGATGCCATAGCCGCCCCGCGCGGCGAGGCCAAAAGCACGCTGGTGAGTCAGCTCTACGTGTTGTGGTGCCTGGTGACCGGGCGCAAGCGCTATCCGGTGATCGTCATGGACAGCATTGACCAGGCCTACCCCATGCTGGAGGCCATCAAGGCTGAGCTGGAGTTCAATCCACGCCTGGCTATGGACTTTCCTGCCGTGGTGGGGCAGGGCCGGGTGTGGCAAAGCGGCACCATCGTGACCCGCAATGACGCCAAGGTGCAAGTGGCCGGCAGCGGCAAAAAGCTGCGCGGCCTGCGCCACGGCCCGTACCGGCCAGACCTGTGTGTGCTGGACGACATTGAAAACGACGAACAAGTGCGCTCACCAGAGCAGCGCGACAAGCTGCAAGCCTGGCTGAGCAAGACCGTGCTGCCCCTGGGTGCCGCTGGCGAAAAGTTTGACGTGATCTATATTGGCACCATCCTGCACTATGACAGCGTGCTGAGCAGGACGCTGGCCAACCCGCTGTGGCACTGTGCCCGCTTCAAAGCCCTGCTGCAGTGGCCCGACAACGGCGCCCTGTGGGACCAGTGGGAAGAACTGCTGCGCAACCAGGGCAAGGCCCCGGCCCAAGCCTTTTATGATGCCAACGAGCCCGCCATGCTGGCCGGTGCCCAGGTCAGCTGGGCCGCGCGCAGCCTGCTCACGCTGATGACCATCCGCGCCAAAGACGGCCACGCCACCTTTGACTCAGAGTACCAAAACGACCCCGTGGCCGGTGACAACAGCCCGTTTGCAGGTGAAGGCGTCATCAAATACTGGCAACAAGCCCCCACTGACGACTGCATCTTCTTTGGCGCCTGCGACCCGTCGCTGGGCAAAGCCGGGGCCAGCCGCGACCCTTCGGCCTTGCTGGTGGGCCGGCTGAACCGCAAAACCGGTGTACTGGACGTGGTGGTAGCCGACATCAAAAAGCGCCTGCCTGACAAGATCATCAGCGACATCATCACCCTGCAAAAAACCTGGCATTGCGCCGTGTGGGTGGTGGAAACCGTGCAGTTTCAGGAGTTTTTGTACACCGAGCTGGTCAAGCGCAGCCGCGAGCTAGGTGTGCCCGTGCCTGCCCGCTCAATCAAACCCAGCACCGACAAGCTGTTGCGCATAGAAAGCCTGCAGCCGCACATGGTCAACGCCAGCATACGCCTGCACCCCAGCCAGGTGACGCTGATTGACCAACTGCGCCACTTTCCCAAAGCCGACCACGACGATGGCCCCGACTGCCTGCACATGCTGTGGATGGCGGCACACAGCGGTGCCGGTGCGCCTGAGGTGGCCAGCCGCCCCAGGGCGCGTGCGGGCCGTGTCAATTTTGAAGGATATTGAGCATGATCAAAACCGGCGCCCCAGGGGGCATGTATGTGAACCCCACCCAGTATGTACGTTTTGCCGAGCCCGGCAAGACGATTGACCAGCACATTGCCACGCGCGACCGAAGCCCCGACTTCTTTGCGCTGGGCATGTACCTGCCCAACCCCGACCCCATTTTGAAAAAGCAGGGCAGCGACCTGCGGGTGTACCAAGACCTGCGCAGTGATGCCCATGTGGGCGGCTGCATACGCCGGCGCAAAGCTGCCATACAGGGGCTGGAGTGGCGCGTGGTGCAAGGCCAGGCCAGCGCCCGCAGCACCAAATTGGCGCAAGACGTGCTGGGCCGGCTGGACCTGCACCGCGTGCTGCATGAGGTGATGGATGCCGTGCTGTATGGCTGGCAGCCGCTGGAGGTGCTGTGGAGCGCGCCCGGCGCGGGCCCCACCGTGCCGCTGGACGTGCTGGCCAAGCCGGTGCACTGGTTTCAGTTTGATGCCGATGCACAACTGCGCTTTAAAACCCGCACCCATCCGGCGCTGGGTGAGCCGGTGCCAGCGCGCAAGTTTTTAATACCCGCTCAAGAGGCCAGCTATGCCAACCCCTACGGCTTTGCGGATCTGAGCATGTGTTTCTGGCCGGTGGTGTTCAAACGTGGCGGGCTTAAATTCTGGGTGACGTTTACCGAGAAGTTTGGCACGCCCTGGGTGGTGGGCAAAACCCCGCGCGGCACGCCGGGGCCTGAGAACGACCGCCTGCTTGACCAGTTGGCCGCCATGGTGCAAGACGCGGTGGCCGTGGTGCCCGATGATGCCACCATCGACATCAAGGAAGCTGCTGGCAAAAGCGGCAGCGCCGACCTGTATGAGCGCTTGCTGATGTTTTGCCGCAGCGAGGTAGCCATTGCCCTGCTGGGGCAAAACCAAAGCACCGAGGCCAGTGCCAACCGGGCCAGCGCCAGCGCCGGGCTGGAAGTGGCCGCTGACCTGCGCGACGGTGATGCCCGCTTGTGTGAGGCCACCCTGAACCAGCTGCTGCGCTGGGTGGTGGATGTCAATGAGGGTGAGGGCGCACCGGCCCCGAAGTTTGAGCTGTTTGAACAAGAAGAGGTGGACGATGTACAGGCTAAGCGCGACAAGCTGCTGTTTGACGCCGGCCTGCGCTTTAGCCCGGCCTACTGGGCGCGTGTGTACAACCTGCAAGACGGTGACATTGCCGTGCCCGTGCCCGTGCCAGAGCCCCAGGCAGCGCGCGCAGCTGTGGCGCTGCCTGGGGCTGCAGCTGCCCCGGCCAGCTTTGCCGAGACACCCCTTGACCCCACGGCCGCCCAGCTTGACCTGCTGGCCACAGCGGGTGACACGGTGCTGGCGGTGTGGATGCGCCGCATTGCCAGCCTGGTGAGCGCCGCAGAATCGCCGCAGGCCCTGCGCGACAGCTTGTTGCAGGCCTTTGGTGACTTGCCCACCGAGCAGCTCACCGAGGTGATGGCGCTGGCCTTTGCCGCCGCCGAGCTGGCGGGCATGGCCGCCGTGGCAGACGGGCAGTAGCGTTAACCATGGCTACCAACATGGGCAAAACCCCGGCTGAATTAACACTGGCGCTGGACGGCGCGCGCCAGCAGCTCCAGCAGCAGATTGACTTTTTCAAGGGCAAACTAAATTTACCCACCGAGCGCTGGGACGACCTGTGGCAGGCCGCCCACGACCGCGCCTTTATGGTGGCCGGGGCACAAAAGGCCGATTTGCTCAACGACCTTCGGGCCGCGGTGGGTAAATCCATCAGCGGGCAGTCCATTGGTGAATTTCGCAAGGACTTTGCCGCCGCCGTGGCTAAGAGCGGCTGGACGGGGTGGACGGGTGAGGGCAGCAAGGCCGCAGAGGCCTGGCGCACGCGGGTGATTTACCAAACCAACATAGCCAGCAGCTACGCCGCCGGGCGCTGGGCGCAGTTGCATGACCCCGATTTGCTCAAGGTGCGCCCTTATTGGCGCTACATCCATGCCGACGGTGTGTTAAGCCCACGCCCGCAGCACAAGGCGTGGGGCGACTCAGGGCTGACGCTGCCCCATGACCACCCGTTTTGGCTCACGCATTTCCCGCCCAATGGCTGGGGTTG